GTTCGACCGTTCCACCGAGGCCAGACAGGTACACCTGATCACCGTTACTGTAGCCATGGCCTGTGACCTCGACGGTGGTTGTGGCACCAAGCGTGACACTGACAACGTTCTGGGCAGTCTCTGTGACATAGCCCCCGTCCATGATCACCCGCATGGCCAGATCGGTGAACTCGAGCACGTAGGTCTGCTCGGTGTTGAAGCTGAACGGCAGGAAGCGGAAGGTCGCGGAGTTGTCCTTGATCTCTCCAGTCCAGGCGTAGCCGGCGCGGGTGCTGGTTCCACCTTCAGGGTGAACGAAGAAGTTGCGCAGCGAGGCCAGACCGAGCGCATACAGGCGCAGGTCGGCGCGGGCGTGCAAGCCCGGCGCCAGTTCGCCCTTGGTGAAGCTGCGCTGGATCATCTCCGGCATCAGCGGCGCTCCAGGATCGTCGGCGACTCAGGGACCCTGGCCACCCCATAGGACTCGTTGGCGTCGCGCGCCGTCGCGGCCGGTAGGATCTCCTTGTAGATCTCGAGCGACTCCGCGCGCAGCTTGCGGCCGGTCTCCGCGCCGATGATGGGCACTGCGATCAGGCTGGCGAGGTACCAGCTGAGCGCCTCAACGAAGTGAGGGTCGAAGCGCGAGGCATCGGTCTGGGTGGCGATGTAGACGAGGTAGGCCTCGGCCTGATTGGTCAGGATGACCCGGCCCCCGTCATCCCCTTGTCCCAACTGCCACGGCGCGCGGTGCGCCTGTCGGTGGTCGGTCTCCCAGTCCTCGAAGTGGTACGCGATCGTGCGATCAGTACCAACCGACAGCTGCGGCATCACGTACAGGGCGCGCAGGCAGTCCGTCGGGTAGTCGTAGGCGTAGGCCCACTCGAGCGGGGAGTCGGTCAGCAGGGACAGTGCCGTGCTGGTTGTTGCGAACCGCCACGGGTACTCCCGCAGCAGGAATTCCACGGCAAGGTCGAAACGCTGGTTGCACACCTGTGCCTCCAGGCTGTTCTCGGTCAACGCATTGATCGAGCCGGCGCGGATGTTACCGAGCGCGAGGTTGCAGATTTCGACCTTGTTTGCCATTCATCAGACCTCGAAGCGCACCTTTTCACCCGGACCTTTGGCCTGCACCTGATCGGGCTGCGGGGCGCTCGGTGGCGTCGGGGGCTTGGTGTTGCGGCGAGGCTTTTTGCCCTCGACCAGTTCCAGCGCACTGGGGCACGGGTTGAGTTTCTTGTCAGTGATGTAGGGGTCGTGCCGGCCGCCCGGCTCGCGCAGGGTGCCGCCGACGAAACACTTTCTGAGGACCTTGTACGTGTATGCCATATCGTTGCCTTAAAAAGGCCCGCCCCCGGGGAGGAATCCGTGCTTGGGGCGGGCAACTTCCACTCAGGGACAGATCAACCGTTGGTCTGGTTGCCCATCGTGATACCAGCCGTCACGGTGCCTGCCGTCGCGCCCGAATAGTTCAGGCCGAGGTAGCGGGCGTCGATCTGGTTGGGCAGCACCTGGATGGCAACCTGCGAACCCGCCGCGGCCGAGGCCGGGAAGGTGTACTGGGCCACCGTGGTCGGCGAGGACAGGTCGGAGTTTGCCGACGAGTAGACCTTGACCACGAGGGTGCCGGTGATCGCACCGGTCACCTGTACCAGGATCGGCACCGGGGTGCCCTTACCAACGTCGCGTTCCAGGGCGGCAGCTGCACCGTAAGGGGTGCCCGCTGCGCCGAGGTCGATAACGTTCTCGGAGTTCTCAGTCGTGTTGACGACCTGATCGTCCGAGAACAGCTGTTGTGCAGAGAAAATCATGATGTTGCTCCTGTTCAGTTACTCAGACGATCAGCTGACGTGATCTTCAGCGTTGGTGATCGCGTCGGTCTCGCGGATCGGGATGCCACGGTAGGTCAGCACCTCCTTGCCCTCGATCTCCATCGGCTTGAGACGGACGAACGAGTCGCTACCGCCGGCGTTGGTGGACGCGGCGTCCAGGACCTGCATGATGTCGCGGTTGCAGTAGATGGCCTGACGACCACCCGGGACACGACGCGACTGCAGCTGCCAGTAGGCCTTACGCATGTAGTCGTAGATGTTGCCGCCGGTACCGTCGACACTGGACGGGTCAGCCAGAGCACGCGAGATATCGATGTTGCAGATACGCGCGTTGTAGCGCCAATCGCGAACCGACAGGCCAACGTTCCAGCGGAACAGTTCTTCTTTCACGTAGTACGCGTTGGAGGAACCATCCAGGACACGCTGTTCGCCCTTGTCGGTGCGGCTCACGCCCGCCTGCGTGCCCTTCGGGTACAGCAGTTGGGTCTGGTTGTCGCCCCAAGTCACGAACCAGATCGAGGTGTTGTCACCGGTTCCAGTGTTGGCTGCGTCAGCGTCGATGATGTTGTTGCCGTTAGCGGCAGTGGTGTCGTTGTAGCGCGGGGCCAGACCCATGAACTGCTCCGGGTCGGAGGCGCTGTTGCCGTAGAAGATCTTGCTTGCGATCTCCTGGTTCATGGCCTCGAGGAAGGACGACGCCTCAGACATGCGGATCGCGCCCTCGTTGCCGGACAGTTCCAGCAGGCGGGTGTCGATGGTGCTCAGCGCCTCGACGAAACCGGTCGTGTCTTCGACCTGCGCCTTGGTGCTCTTGCTCTGCGGGATGCCCTGGTACAACTTGCCCCACGTCACCGAGGGCAGGCCGGTGCGCACGGTCGTCAGGTGCTTGGTGCCGTTGTTGCACTCGACCGCGATCGCGTCGTCCAGGATGGGGTTCATCTCCATCAGCATCTCGATGACATCCGCGGTGGTGCCATCGGGATTCTGACTCTTGTACAGATCGACAAGGTCGAAATATGTTGCGCCAATAGTGGCCATGGTTCGGTCTCCTATTCAGTACCGTAAAGTCGTTCAATTCGGGACTTCTCCCGCTCGACGGCTTTGCCTTCGCCGGGAGTGTCTTCAGTGAGGTACCTGTTGCCGATGCGGGTCAGCCCCCGGATCAGTTCCGGGTGGTTCAGAAACCCGATCTGCTTCAGTTCCTCAATGAATGCCGGGGCGAAGTTGCCCTTGAGGACGTTGTTGGCGCTCGCCAGCGACTGCTCCAGTTTGTCGCCGCCGAACTCCTTGTCTTCACGGGCTGCCTCCTTCCAGGCATCCACCTGCTGATGGAATTGATCAACTTGGGCCTGGACTCGCGCCGATTCGAAGTCAACGAGCTTCTGGGCTTGCTCCTGCGATAGTCCGAGTTCCTTGAACACCGGGTTCGCTTGGGCCAGAAGTTCCTCGTTGAGCTCAACGCCTTCAGGGAGACTGAAGTCGGCGTACTCGTCGGGTTCCGCTTGCTGTTCGTTACCTTCAGCTTGCTCACCTTCCGGGGCCTGCTGCTCACCTGCGGCCTGCTGCGCGTCGTCACCCGCGGCCTGCTCCGGTTGCTTCAACAGATCTCCAGAAGGCGTACTTGCCGCATCGTCAGCTGCGCCCACACTGTCGGCAGTCTGCTCATCGGACATGTTCGTTTTCCTCTTGGATCAGTTTCACGTAGTCGTCGAACGCGAACTCACGGACCCGGTTGGTCACCTGCAGCCCCACGTCCTGCATGCCCACGTTCTTGATGGTCTGGTTGGTCGCACCGTTGAACGGCGACAGACCGACCCCACTCATGCGCAGGACGTCACGGACCACCAGCCGGCCCTGATTCGAAGACATGACGAACTGCCACGCCTCCTTGACCTCCTGCTGCTTGCGCTTGGCCTCCTCCTGGTTCATGCCAGCCCCATGGCCCGGGTCAGCGCGTTGGCCGACTCGGTGTCCGTCTCACTGAGCGCCTTGGCACTCTGGGCCATCGGCTGTGCCATCTCGGCGGCGCGCGCCGCTGCAGCCTGTCTCTGCTCAGCGGCCACAGCAGCCTCGGCGTCCTTGTCCTCGCGAACGATACGAGGCGCGACGCCGACCGCCTGCGCGTACTCGTCGATGGACTGCATGGCGTCGAGCTTGTGCCGCGCCTCGGGCCAGACCTGCGCGAGGTTCATCGTGTAGGTAGCCAAGCGCTCGATGCCGCTGATCGCGGTCAGTCGCTGGGCCTGCGCGAGCACCGAGATGTACTCGACGTTGATGTCGGTCTGGGCCAACTCGGTCGGCGCCGGGGGCAGCACGCCAGCGCGCAGCATGAGCTTGAAGGTGCGCTTGATTAGCGGGTTCAGTAGCTCGTTGTGCAGGCGCTCGAGCACCGGCCCGAGCATGAGCAGTTTCTCCTCGTGCTTTTCCTCGATCTCGCGCGCGGTGATCTGCCGGCGGTCGCTGTTCGCCAACATCAGGAACAGATCCTCGTAGAAGGCCCGCTTGACCCGAAACTCGTCCTCGCGGATCTCGGCCCCGATCGCGGTCAGGTCAGGGCGGAAGTCGTACATGCTGCGGATGCCGTTGCCGGTGTCCGGTACGAACTCCATGTCGCCGGGTTTGAACCCGCCACTCATGAGGTTCTGCAAAGCCATAGGTGCCTGCAGCGGCGGATCGACCACTTTGTCGATGGCCTGACTCTTCCGACGCTCGTGCAGCTGCAGGGCTTTGATGTCGCCGAGCGCGTCCATGCCAGGACAGTTCGTACCGTAGACGTCCGAGCCTGCGATCTCCCATCGCGGGCACAGGATCGGGAACTCCTCGAACCCCTTCACCCGCAGGAACTCGTCGCGCGGCTGGCGCTCTTCGAAGTACACCGACCGGTAGGCCATACCTGATCGCGGTCGCTGGTCGTCGGCGTCGTCCTCGGGCTCGATGACGTGGATCACGTCCACCCAGGACTCAGTGTTGCCGCGGTCCCAGTTGTGCCGGGTGGGCTGGCTGACCTTGTCGTAGCCGAACTCCTTGACGAGCTCGCCTACCGTCATCTGGTACTGCCGGTAGAAGGTGTCGACCTCGTGCCGGCCGTTGCTGGCGATCGCGTAGCTGCCCGCGGTGTAGGTGTTGCCGCGGATGATGTTGTCGAAGTCGAAGAACACACCCATCGGCGCAGTCGCGAAGGTGCCGAGCTCGGCGTACAACGCGTGCAGCTGGTTGTACACGTTCGACTGCGCGAACACCTCGCGCATCTTCATCTGCACGTCGTGCAGCCAGAACTTGACCGGTCCGTACTCGGCGAGCTCGGGGTCGAGCGTGCCCAGCTGGAACCACGGGCGGGCCGGGCTAGTAATGCCGGCCATCATGCCCGAGGCCAGCGTGCGTGCCGCCAGCCGGCCGGTGTTGATCAGGATCTTGGTGTTGCGCTTGGCCTTGTTGCGGTCAGACGCCAGGAAGCGGCCGCGGTAGCCGAGGATGTGGTCGCTCAACTCCCGCCAGTGGCCGAGCATGTTGGAACGCTCGGACTCGAGCGCCTTCCAGCGCTTGCGGTAGTGCTCGATGGCCGAGGTTGCCACAGTCAGTTACCCAGCAGGTTGCCGGTCGTCGACGCATCGCCGAGCAGGTCGCCCTGCGTCTTGATCGTCGAGCTACGCCCGGCGGCCACCCGCTGGCGGCGCTTGTCGTCCTGGCGGGCTCGCTGCGCGCCTTCATCGGCCATGCGCGGCGTGGCCGGCGGTTTCGGTGGTGGCTTGTAATCGGGACCGCTCGAGAGACACATAAACCCTTACCCGGACTGCGAATATTCACGGGTATGGTAGTCGGTGCCTTTACTTTTGGGAATGTTGCGTTTTTCGCAACATCTACATCACAGGGCGTCGAGCGGGTCGTAGTCTTTACTTTCGTTGCGTCGTTTCGCGAAGTGACTATCTATAATTGCGCCTGATGGTGCTTTACTACCTTTCGGTGGTACCGGATAAGCAAACGTCAACGCCAGCGCATCGGCGAGGTCCGGCGACGGCAGGCCGCGGTCGCGCAGCTTGTCCTTGCTCTCCAGGGCGAACTTGTTGGCCGCATTGTCGTAACTGTAGGTCGGTGCGCACAGGTCCACCTTCAGGTCCTCGATGTTGGGCAGGCGCCCACCCTTGTCGATCCACTGGCGCATCAGGTCCCACATCTCCGAGCGCTTGTTCACGTAATGGGCGTCCATCGGCTTGCCGCCGAAGTTGACCTCGACGATCGAGTGGCCCAGCTGGCGCAGCCGGTCGATCACACCCTCGCCGCGCCCGGCATCGATGCAAACCAGGTCCGGGCTGTACTCGTTGATGGCCTCGGCCACGTAGCCGGCGAGATCCATGTTGTTGACCTCGTGGTAGACGTGCGGCTGGTAGGCGAGCAGACCCTTGCGCATGAAGATCACCGAACGGTCGCCGCCATAGCGCGCCACGTCCACGCCGAGGATGACCGGTGAGCCCTCGACGTCGTCCTCGGTGAGCCCGGAGTTGATCGCGTCCATGACCTGGTGCAGTGAGATCAGCGCATTCTCGGCCTGGGCGCTGAAGTCGCACAGGTATTCCCGCGCGAAGCTGTTCTCGGGCATGTCCCGGCGCAGGCGCTCGATCTCCTCGGGGTCCAGGGCCTCGGTGTC